TGCGGGTCATTTCGTCGAGCTTTGAAAAATCTCCGGAGAAAACCGAGCCTATGGCCGTTATGAGTAATTGTACTATCTCAAGTAAATCGTCAAAAACTTTTTTGAATTCCGGCATTCCTTTCAAAAATCTTCCAACCAAGCTATCCTCTCCGCGAGAATAGGCCGCGATATCTTCAAGTGCAATAAAAAGAAGTGCTATAGCGGCAACTGGCAACATGATCGCAGAATTTAGCATGAAAAAAACTGCTGCCAAAGCTATTAACACGGTCTTCCATCCAACGGTACTTTTTATTGTCTGATCGATAAGGCCGAGAACGCGCGTTATCGTTTGTGTTATTTGCTGAATCCAACGGGAAAGACTTGCTCCGTAATTTCGCACAAACTCCGCGATCTTATCCGAAACCAACTTGATTGATGGTGCCAATGCCGTGACAAATTTGGCCGTCAAAAAGTTTACGGCGTTTTTAACCGTTTCGAGCGAACCTCTAGCTTTATTCATTGCGTCGATATTTTCCGAAGGAATGACGAAAGCCTTCGCTGCCATCTTGTCGAATTCCTCATTTGTGAGCTCAAGCGTTTTTACGAGGTCATTGGAGATACCAAACTGCCCCGCAATATTCCGGCGCATGGATTGAGAAAGCCCTTGAGTTTTCGTCCGTATCGCTTCCAGCACCTTGAACGGGTCGGAACGCGAATCTATCCCGAGAAGTTGATATCCCGAGATATTGCCCTGCCCGAGCCGTATTTTTGCTTGATTGGAGGATATCGCCCGTATGCTTTCGGCGACCGTTGCCCCGGCTCCGGAGACTTGCTGCGCGACGGCTTTCCATTTCTGCATTTCCTCGACTGACTGGCCGGTGTCATCGGCGAATTTCTGCATGGTTAGGGATTGATTGAATTGATCATTGACGGCCTTGACGGCAGCCGATAGGGAAAGCGTACCCGCGACCGCGCCGACGATTGCCCCCTTGATACCGTTTATTCCTTTCCCGAACGCTTCGGCGGGGCCGGTGTCGGCCTTCAATCCTATATGCGCAAAAAGTTCAAGGATATTCATAATACCTCCCCGCGCCTCCATTGTAACACAAAAAACCCGGCGCGGGTAGGAGTGGTTAGCACCCCGCGCCGAGCCGGGTCCGAAAACCCTTCTATTCTTTTTTGTTTATTTCATATTCGACGCTATCATATTCACTCAAGAAAACGTCATATGAAAGAACATTTAAGACGTCGTCAACCGGGGCGCGTTTTATGGCTCCTGGATCTCCGCCATAATATCCCGCCTTCGCAAGTCGCAAGGCGATAAGCTCCACGTCGTCAACGTTTATTTCCGTGTCAGGCCTTTTCCGAGAATCGCCCCGAGGTCCCCGAACGACGAAACGAGGCCTTTGATAAAAGGGCCGCAATTTGCCTTTATTACCTCGACCATTATCGGGTAATAGAGTTCACGATTCTCTGGCTTGTCAAAAAAGTCCATATTGATCGGGTCGCGCGTCGATTCGACGTAGCATTTTTTTGCGCACGCCAAAGCCGCCGATTCTACTTCATCCGAGCAAACGGGCCCTAAAAGCAAATTTAGAATCGTTGTCGCGATCCCTCCTGCCCCGGAAAGATCAACCGATGAAACGTCGATGTTCCCGGAATCGTCTTTTTTGATAACGTCGGAGGACACCCCCGCAAGGTCGAGTTTTTGTCCCTTCAAAGATCGCCCTAGTGCTTTCTGCAGCGCAAGGGCGTCCCTGAATTCCGCGAGCTCGATATGAATTTCCACTCCTGAAATTTTCATATCTTACCCCAAGACCCGGTCGGCATTCGCAAAGACGATAACGTAAATAGAAATCGCCTGTTCGGTATCTCCCTCGACGTTTTCTTTTCCGCCCGACAATTTCTGGATAACACCGCCAGAAAGGGGGTAAACCTCGTTCGTGATGTTTCCGGCGCCATCGCCCGACCGTTTGATAAACTCGCCCGAAATGAGGATAAAGCCCGCGGGGTCGTTGATATATTCCTGCATCCTGGACGCAAGATACTTGTCGTCTCCGGACCCGCGAATTACGCGGACCGTGACGTTTACCTGCTTTCCCGAAGCATTGTAGGCATAAACCGCATTCCCGTTTTTTCCCTGCTTAAGCTCGACCAGATTGTTCGGGGCTTCGATATTGACGACGTCCCCTGTGCCAAAATCGGTAAGCATTCGGGTGTCAAGAATGGTCGTATCTTTTCCGGTAAGTGCTACGCTCATGTATTACCTTCTTAAGTTAAAGATAAGCCCGCCTTGCGGCGAGCTCTGTTTTACGCCTCTACCATCACCGAGACATCGGCCGAGTGGATCGCACCCGAGTCCTTACAGGCAATGTACGTCGCAGGAGCCTTGCGGGCCGCGCGATCGATTGCCGACTGCAGGGAAATCGGCATGGAATAGATGTAATAACCAAAACCGGCGATATTCCTGATATGATCTTCGGGTTTTCCAAAGGTCGTCGAGGAATTCCACGTTCCGGGAGCGAAAACACCCGCCTGGACAAACTGCTGGCAAACCTTACGATATGCGCCTTTCAGCCCGTTCATCCCTTCCTCGGTCTGCGGGATCTTGGTGTTGGTCGTGGTCAGGAAATTGAATCCCGCGATGGTCAGCCGGAGCTTGAACGCAAGGCGGGAATAAATCTGATCAAAAAACTGATTCGCCCCGGAGGCAAAGACTTTCGGAACGCCAAAGTCACCGTAGAAATCAACGCCGGCATTCTTGCAGTCGGTAAGTACGGTCTGCGTCATGCCGGGATCGGCAACCATGCCGACGATTTCCTTGCCGTGCATCGTGTGCGCCGTATTGAATCCCGAGAAGTCAATCGAAAGTCCCCGCCCCGCGTAACCCGCCGCAAAATCAAACGCGTCATCAGCGGACGAGGAATAAAACAGGCACCGGGTATGCGTGAGTCCTGCATTCAGAATCGTGGTAAACACGCCTTTGATATCTGCTACGGTCGGAGAACCGACGATCCATAGTTTATCCATCGTCTGTATGGTTTTCGCGGTCTCCAAAAAGAGCGCATCGGCAGGCTTGTCGGTCGAGATAATCCCAAAGAACGGCACGAGCGCCGAAGCCCGGAGGACTGCGTCCTTGAGCCGTTCGGTTCCCGTCGCCGCACCTGTCGCGGACCCGGCCAATTTTAAGCTGGGAGCGATATCGGTCGCGGCCGCCGAGCCGACGGTCAGGGCGGACGTTGCACCGGCGGTATCGGATTTCAGGGTAATCAGCGCCGCCGTGAGCTCGCCGGTCACTTCAATAATCGCCCCGGCCGTTTCGAGCGCGTAGGGATTGAGCGAAGCGGTCGCCGTGAGCAGGGAAGTTGAGTCGATTGCCCCGATGGTAATGTCCGCATCGGCTCCGCCGTCGATTGCCAGACTGATTTTATAGTCGGTCGCTTTTAACGCCGTCAGGTCGACCGGGCCGGTTCCCAAGATGGTTGCCGCACTTGCAGTGGCCGCGGCAAGCCGGGGAATGATAACGAGGGATCCGCCCGCGCTCATAATGTTCGGCGACTGGCTGAACACCGATACCGCGATACGGTACGCGTCCGAGCTTGCGCCGAAGTCGTCGGCCACTCCATCGGGCCCGGTATAAATCCCGTAGTCACCGTAATTCGACGGGATCGGGACCTCGTCCGCGAAAAACGCGAGCGCGGAGGTGTTCACATCCGCGAGCCCGCGCAGTGCCGCCAAGAGCGTCACTTGGATAAAATTGGAAATACTGAGCTTTCCCGCCATGTTTAGGCCTCCGTTTCGATTGTAGGCGTCACGAATTTGTCGATCATCGTTTCCGCCAAGGTCTTAGTATCAAGATTACTCATAATAACCGGTATTCGGTAACGGCGCAAGGCGGAGCTTCCTTCGATACTGGAAAGGTCAAGCGTCGGGCCGGCAACGTAAATAGCGCAGTTGGCATCTTCCGCCGCCCTGATAGCGATGGAAGAGCGCAAGGCCATCGGTATTTCATTCTTCCGGTCGGTCGCTTCCTGCCCGAACCCGCAGAGTTCCACAGCAAAACGCTCGTGCGCGGACATCGACATGGTTTCCATATTGGTTGAATAGTTCTTTTTCGACACGATACCTACCATGCCCGCCATGCCGTCATAGTCGATCAGGATATAGGGGGTGCCGTCTTTCGGGGCGTCGTACTTTTCGTTTTTCAGGATGATACGCGCGGGATTTATTCCGGTATAGGCCGCGAGGATCGTGCCGAGAAGCTGTCCGCATTGGGTGATGGTCATTTGGGTGTCTCCGGCAACGGCATCCAGTGAGTTGGGCGTAAACCACAACTATCTATATCATACCAAACGCCTTCACGATAACAACCAATGAATGCGCCCTTGCTATCAACGCAAAGAACATCTTTCCCTTCTTCCGGTAGTTTATCTTTTACGCTTATCCATTCGATCACCCCACCGCCTCCCATATCGCGTACAGTGTAACCGCCGCCGAGCCCATCGTCAACGTATCAGCGGGATCGTACCCCGACCCCGTTCCATCGGCCACGGTATTCCACTCGACGAACGCGAATCCGTCACGCGTCATGGTGTTGGCCGCTATCGTAGCGATCCCCCCGGTCATGTACGCGAACTTTCCGGGAGGATTGCCCCCCGTGTTCCCGTTCCCTAAATACGTGACGGGATACATGGTTTTCACGCCCGTGACGTTTTCCGTCGCGAGGTAGCGCCGGTATCCGGCTTCCTTCCAATTTTGGATCGAGTCGATGAGGTAGACGATACCGTCCACGACTATCTGGCAGTCAACCGTGAGCGGCCGAGAGGACGCTTTTACCAATACGTCGAACCATTTCCACGCCCGCTGGTCTTCCGGGAGACGTCGAACTTCTTCCGGCTTGAGCGGAGCGACCATGATGTCCATTGTCACAATTTCCGCCGTTTGCCGGGTCAGGAAGTTTTCGACCGTTTTCGTTATGATCCACACCTCGCGGCGCTTGGTCCAGCCGCGAAAGGCATTTTCTACCCGGGGTATACTCATCTATCCACCTCATACGTCACTGACTTTCTGGCCAAGCCGGTATCAATCAACACCGCATCAGATCCCTTCCGCGCGATAGTTTTATCCGAGTCGGGCGGCCACGTCCCGAATCCGTCAGTATCGAACGCCTCTTGAATCTTGGCCTGTCCCGCGATCCCAATGTCCTCGAAAATCGCCTTGACGTCGCCCGACTCGATATGCTCGCGAGCGTGCCCTTCAGCATACGCGGCTATTTCTTTTTGCTTCTTTTCCAGGGGCATACGAACGGACGAACGGACGGGCAATTTCCGCGATACTGAGCCGAATTCGTTGGCAGCCATGTAAGCGGCCACGCTCTGCCCGTCCGGCGTCTTTGCGTCCTTAAAATACCCGATATCGACGGAATGGTCTTCCTTGAGCCCCTTGATGAGCTTTTCAAGCCCGGAAAAATCCCCACGGATTTCGGATTGCCCGTCGCGGATATTAAAACTCACCAAAACGCCCGCGCGTAGAGTACGGCAACGCCCACGGCGAACGCGAGGGACGCAAGAAACCCCACGCGATACGCGATGAGCTCTTTTTGTTTCTTGCGGAGCATCGCGGCCATTTCGTCCGTCCAGTAGAGTTGCCCGGCCTCGCGGTAGCCTTTGCGGGTGGCCTTGGCCTGTTTTTTGTTCATGGCATTGTCCCTCCTTCAACCGAGAATACCGCGCCGTCGAGGTACGGTTTCGAGAGAATCAAATATTTCTGCCCGTAGTAGGTCGAGGCGTAAAAGGCGAATTCCCCCTGCTTCATCCAGTCGGGAATGTCCAGAGACTCGGAAACCCCGTCCGCGCTGCGGCTTGTCTGAAGTAATCTAGTTTGTCCGCCCGAGTCCGCCGCGTCCACGTCGGTAGTCAGGAAGTGCGCCGTCAGATAATGCTCGGAGAGCGTTCCCGCTTCAGGGCGGTCGGTAGGATATAAAGAAAAATTAAAAACCGCGTCTTTCTCGGCAATCGCGTTCGTGATGTCCGCGTCCATGATATCGGGCACGGCCGAGCCGAACGTGAAATTCCGGGCGAACTGGGTTTTGAATGACGCGAGGGTTACGGTTCCCATTTACTCGGCCTTTGGCGGTTCGGCTTTTTTCTCGGCGATTGCGGCCTTGATCTTTTTCACGCTCATGGCCGGATCGAGTTTGAGCCCCAGCGCTTCCGCTTCCTTCAAAAGCTCTTCTTTTGTTGGAGCGGGCTCTTTCAGGGCTTTTTCTCGCTCGTCCAGAGCCTTCTCTCGCGCGTCCAGATTCGCTTCCCGATCACGCAAGCTCTGCTCCCGCCGCTTGATGTCGTCGATGGACGGGCCCGCGACGCCGGTCGTCGTCAGGTCTTTCGGATACGCCGCGACCATGCGAAGCCCGTAGACTTCCTCGACCTGACAGGATTCCTGCGGTTCAAGACGGACCTCGACGCCCTCGGAGTTCTTGAGCGGCCACGTCCTTTTCCCTTTATTCCAGATGGTAATTGCGTTCATTTCGTTAGTCTCCTTTCATTGCGTTATAATGGTAATTATACCATAAATTAAAAAAATCACAAGGGCTCGACGGCACCGACCGCTTCCACGGAAAACTCGAAGGGATATTCCTTTTCGTGCTTCCTTGCCAGTTCCTCGGGGATAATCACCTCGGCCCCGCCCCGAAACACTCCGGGAATCTCTTCAAAATACCACTCGCGGTTCCCGATATTCTTGAAACGCGCTTTCGGTACCCGCGCCCATATTCGGGAATAGTCATTTTCCCATTCCTCAACCGCCCGCGCGTATTCCGGATCAGGGATATGCACCTCCCCGGCCATGTATTTTTTTGAGTACTCTCGGGCGTTCCCTTTTTGCAAAAGAAACGGCTTGTGATCGTATCCCCAGAATGTCACCCGGTCGCTTCCAAATTCCTCGAAAACGAGCCTCCACCGTGTCACCCATACCGTTTTGTTCCTCTTTTCGTGGTCAGGCGAGTATACGTCCGGGCCCCCCATGTCAAACCCGCAGGCGATAACGGAATATCCCCTGTTCAGCGCCTCGGCGACCAACGTCGTTCCTGTATTCTCCCGGAAAATTGGCTTGCACGTGAAAGCCTCGTCACCAATATCCCCGGACCACTTGAGCCCCCCGAAAATCTTGTATTTGTACCCCTTTTCCGCCCGGACCCGCGCGGCGTCGGCCATGCACCAATCATGCCCCGCAAGGGCCGTCAAAACGTCGCCATAGTCCAAATATACTGCGTTACACCCCCAGACGGGGCCGGTATGCGCGCGGATGGCGGCGTCGAACGCGAGACGGGAAAGGCCGTTGCCCAATATCAGTACAGTAGTGGGGGTCATGGGGGTAGTATGGGGCTTTTGGGGGATTTTGTAAATAATGACGAATTATTACTTTTAGGGCTTGTTTATTTTTATTTTATGGTATAATATTAAATCAACAGGGCGCGAGAAGCGCAAAGGATGGACGGGGATGAACGGAATGAATGTCGAATATAAGGGCTATAACATGATAATCGAGGAGTCCTATAAAAAAGGATTCCCGTTTGAAATTACTGTTTCGGTAAATAAGGCAATACAAAAATTGCTTGATGCAGACCTTACCCCGATTCTGATATTTCTGACAAATGATGAAGTCCGTGTTCATTCAAGCGAAATCAAAAAAGGCGAGTTTGGCACTGAAGCGAAAATGATCGCCATTGAGAAAATAAATCAAGAGCAAAAAACGCTCTTCTAATATAACCGCCAGCCCGGAGCGCCTCCGGGAGAAGGAGAAATATGCAGTGCGAAGGATGGGAAGGGCCGTGCGATAGTCAAGACGCCGAAAGGGTTCGCATGAATACGGCCTATCAAGATAATGAAAAAAACTATAGAAACCTTTGCCCGTTTTGTAAAAAAGCCTGTAATGATTATTGGGATGAAGAATGGCGAGAATTAAACAACGATATCATGCTCGGCATTCGCGACGGTAATCTAATCAAATAAAACTAAGCCGCCCCATTACAGGGCGGCTTAGTTTTAGGTCGTCGCGGTCTTGTCGAAGTACAGCACCTCGCGGGGCCGTCCGATGAGGACGCCCGAGAACTGGCCGTAGGCAAGCTGCTCGAAGTCGAAGCCGTTTATCGTGTAGGCCTGATTCATCGTCATGTCGACGGGGATCGTCAGCTTCAGGGTCTCCGGGTCGTCGCGGTACAGCACGTAGCGATCCTTCGCGGCGGGGTTCTTGTCGCTCTGCGCGTAGGTCAGCGGGAGGATCTTGAATCCGTCGTTTGCGGTCATCTTCTTGAGCGAATTCTCGAGGTACTCGATTTTCGAGATATTCGGGAACGTCGCGGAAGCGGCCGTTGCCATGCCGAGGTAATCGGCAGTCGGCATAATCAGCTTGGTCGGCAGCCGGGTGCTGTTCGAGTTCGCGTAGTACGCGGTCAGGAGGCCTTTCACGAAGGTCTGGAATTCCGCGTCACTCATGCCTGAAACGTCTTCGGTAATCAGCGTGGTGTTGATATTGACGTTCGCGTTGGTCAAAAGACCCGTGATCTCGTCGTCGCCGGTCAGGCCGTTGAAGGCCGTTTCCTGGATTCCAAGGTCCCAGTCTTTCTTGAGCGCGCGGAGTTTCGACTCCACGACGTCCCAGTTGCCCGCGCTTGCCGCTTCGGCAATTTCCGCGATGGTCCAGGTCGTCTTGACCGCCCACGTCTTGATCGGCATACGGATCTGGCTGATTCCGGCGTCGACCTTCGGCCGGCGAGAATTGCCCTGATTGACGATACCGTCAGCGAAGCGACCCACGGAAAGGAATTCGAGATTCTGGACGATCTCGCTCTTCCATGCCGCGAAGCCGACATCGACGGGCAGATAGTCCGCGATAGAAATCTCGAAGAAAATCTGCTTGATGATCTCCGCGCGAATCTGCGACATCGTGTTGATCGCATACTGGAAACCGGCTCCGGAGGTATCGAAATCACCCGCGGCGTTAAAAAATGCTCGTTTGTTTATCATGTTGATCAGCTCCCCGCCGTAAGGGCGTCGCATCCGAGCATAACCCGGACCATGCCATTCTGGGCGACTTTATCGAGGGTATACCCCAGGAAAGCCTTAGTGGTCTGCGCTTTGACGTTGCCCGGAGTCGCCGTGTCGAGCGTTACCGCCACACCGCGAGCAAGAGCCACGGAAGCCTTGAACCACATTACCGCGCCACGGATGGCGACTTCCATTTCCTGCCCGCCCTCGTTGTAGGCCTGTTTGAGGGACCGCTTGCGGACGCCGAAAATGGCGATAGTATCGCCCGAACGCACTCCGGCGATCGGAGCGCCCGCGACGTCATCGGCGCCGCAGTCCTTGAGGATTACGCCCTGTCCGGCGTAGAACTTGTTGGTCGTGTCGGTCGGATCGACCTTCACGGTAACGACGTTTTCGCCGCCGAAGTAATTGAGGTCAAGATCACCGACCGCAATTCCAGGCTGGAAAACGTTCATATTGGTAGTACCCATAGGTTACTTACCTCCTTTCACGGGAAGAGAATACCGGGTCCGTCCGCGCTCGAGGCGGGACGCACCGGTCTCGATCTTGTCCGCGACATAGCCGGATTCGGACGCCGCGTTTTTGAGCTTGGCGTTGACGGTCCGGGGCGCGGCGCTGTTGGCGCGCTGCTTGGTCTCGTCGATGACGGGAGCCGCGACGGTATCGGTCGGTGCTTCGGCGTTCTCGAGCGGGGCTTCGGGTGCTTCTGCTTCGCCACCACCGGCATACGCGGCCTTCAGGTCAGCCAGCGTTACTTTCGTTCCGTCGGAAAGTGCGACTTCGTCCTCGTCGGCAAGCGGAGCCTGAGCTCCCGCGCCGTTCTTTTCCTCATAGTTCGAGACAAGCTCGTGGAGGGGAACGGGAGTTCCGTTCACGTCAACCATGGTGTCATCGTTCATGAGTTCCGCTTTTTCCTCGGCCGGAGTTTCCTTTCCCGCAAGGGGAACTGCTTTCTTTTCCGGAACCGGAGGGGCAGCGTTTTTTTTCTTGAAAATATTCAATGCATCCCCCTTACTACTATCTCCGCAAGAACCCGCAACCGGGCCCTTACTATTTGCCAGTACCCGTGACCCCTCGTATCGGGGCTTCGGGACTATTGCCATGTGCATATACTTCCCGTCCGTCACCTCGGACGTGTACGGGATTTCGTGCCATATTCCGCCTGTGTTGTCTTCGTCCGCGTCATACGCGCACGATACGGAATAGCCAGAATCAAGCGCCTCTTGAGCCGCTTCGTCCCAAACGGACATTTCGACCCATTGCCAGCCATCATCGCCCCAATACGGTATGCCTGTTATGATTCCTGACGCGGGATTGGCGGAAAGGTCATCGAAATTGAACGCGGTTTTTTCGTCTGAATTGTCGTGCATTTCAGGTATGAAAATAACCGGCTTATTCCGAAAACTCGCGGCCATGCGATCCAGGGTCTCTTTTGAGACGAGGACCACACCCTGCTCTTTGTCTTCATACGACATAATTCCGGGTTCGATAAATCTGGTTTTATAAGATTTCGGCTCTGCCATTAGTATATAATCCGTTGTTTATTGGGATTTGTCAACGTGGGGCGATTTGTGTTGACTGGAGTTAAAAAAGGGTATAGAATTAAAACAAGAAGGAAGTTAGGCTGAACAGTCTAATTTATGTTAGCTGGACTGGACAACCGCGTAACTGCGTTACACGGATAGCCAGCCGGAAGAGGGGGTTTTATGAGTTGCGAAGTGTTAACGGATAAAATCGTAAAGACAAAAAAATCTCATATGTGTTTTGCTTGCGGTCGTTTATTCCCTGCCGGGTCAATAATGAACTACCAGACAAACATTTCATACGGTGATTTTTCTGCAATTTATACCTGCGATACTTGTCAGAAACTTTTTACTAAAGCATCGCGCGATTTATTTGATGATAACGACCAAGTCTATCCTGAGTTCTGCGTATGCAATGCGCTTGAATACACAGAGTATAAAACGCCGGAAGAATGGTTACAGTCAATAAGCTAACAACTGCTTCAACTCGACTCGCGGTAGCTCGCGGTAGTCACTCCAACACCCAAATAGCCGCGCACCGGCAATTATAGTCTTCCCCTGGATGCGCGCGCCGCCCCGTCTTCAAATCAACCACTCCCCCCGGCCCATCAACGGTAAAAATCTCACCGTCAAGATGTTCATGGTTCGGCGCGTTTTTTGCGCGTCCCGGCAGTTTGTCCCGTACCCTTCCGTCGTGCGACGTTGACCATCGGTATTTCCGCACCCCCGCCGAACTTGCGCGGTTCATCGAGAATTTCGAGAAAAAAAGCGACGTTTCTTGTCGGGCCAGAAAGTTGGCCTTGTTCGCGGAAACGTCCCATTCCTTCATAATCATATCGGTTAGAGATTCGTTTGTTTCCGATGTTTGATACCGTTCGACCATCTCGCGGAGGCGCACGATTTGCTCGGGCGTCCAGTTTTTGACGTTCAGCCGCTGAGATTCGGTATAATCTTTCCGCAATTTCTCGGCCGTCCGGGCGTCCAGTGTTGGGCGTGTCCCGAGGGGAAGCGTCTCCAAAACGTCCTGATTCATCGAGAAAAGTGGCAAATCGGTCGAAAATGAGAGCGTTTTGACGGTTTCGTCGGCCTTTTTTGCCAAGTTGTCTATCTCTTGATTTATTTTATTTATCAGTGCCGCCCGCTTGTCGTTCGCCATGATTGCCGATGCCAACACGTTCGAAGGTGGCCGCCCGTACCATTTTTTCGTGTGCCGGTCGAATTTCGCGAAGGCGGCCAAGTTCATGGAAATCGACGCATTAAACGACCCCGAGAAAACGCCGTCCTTGTAAATGACGCGCCCGGAAGACAAGGCCGCGAGAAGGGCGTTGCTTGAGGCGTTCAGCTTCGGTGCGCGGGGTATCGCGGCCAAGAGCGGCGCGAAATACGTTTCGTAGAATACGCGCCGGAGATGGTCGTCGGTGTCGGAAAAATAGGAATCTTTAACCCTTAACATCTTTTTGTTTCATCCACCCGAGCAAACTCATATTCTTTTTGGCCTCTTTCTCCGCCCGATATACTTCGATCCCTCCGCCATCCTCGGGCGCACCCTCTTGTCCGGGTTGGGAAGGAAGAGGATTATCCACGAAGGCCGCGGCCAATTCCGCCGATATTGCGTCAGCCGCCGCCAGCTCGTCGCCGATCTTTTTACCGGGAACCAAGCCAGCCGAAACGAGGGCGAGCAACCGCGTCGTCATACTCGCTTTTATTTGCTCTTGATCGAGCGCCGGCGTAACTTTGAGCGGGGGGAACGTGAAGCGGAACGACGGTACATACCCCCACAAGTTCGCGCACGCCAATTCAATGCACTGGCGAATTGCGGGGCGCATTTTCATTCGGATTTCGGATTCCACCATTTCATTATAGTTGTCCGTATCCGACTCGCCCGTCGAGAATCCCGAGGCGGATATCCCGAAAAGCTTCGTCATAGGCATCCTGAGCGCCGACGCGACGCCGATACGGTTCTCGCGCATAACTTCCGCAAGACCGCCGAAAGAAAGTTGTTTCTGCTCGAATTCCTCGTTCTTGTCCAGGATAAGTCCGTTCGTGTAGTTCTTTATTTTGTTGGCTTCTTTGACGCGGTTCGCGATTGACTGCGTTCCGCCGGCCGTCAGGAGCTTTTGGGCGAATCCCTCGATATGGTAAATGTCGAGCTTCGACTCGTCGAGGATCTCAAAAAGAACGTCTCCGGTCTTGAGATAGAGTTGAATATCCCTGATCATGCGCTCAAGTTCACTCATGCCCCAGCCGCGCAAGATCCGGCGAATATATGACGGCGCCCTCTTGCCCTGCCCGATGATGACGCGCGATCGGTTGATTTTCTGCCCGTTGAGGTAGAACTCGTCCGAGTTGGTCATATCGTCGTATTCCATGATGGAATTCATCTCCGTGCCCGAGACGGAAAGCTGCCAGCGGTCCACGTCGTAGAACTCAATAGGCGACCTCTTGAGCCGCTTATAGTCAAGCGGCTTCTCGGGGTCTTGGTCGGTATTGATAATGAGCGCACCGCCACCGTACACCCGCACCCACGTCCAGAAGTTCTCGAGCGCGGCGAAGACGTTGTGCGATTCAAACCAGTCGAGAATCTGGTCGATCTCTTCCGGGGCAAGCTCGCCCGACTCGATCTTGATCCCCTTCGCCAAAGCGTCCTGGATGGGAAGCTGCACGGCGGTCTGGAAAAGCCCGTTCCCCGCGTAAAAATATGTCAGGATTATGCGGTTAAGGGTAACGAGGGAATAGTTATTGGAAAACCCGATGGTGTTGTATCCCGAGAGTGCCGAGCCCCCGGTCGCCGCGGCCCCCAAAAGGCCGGAAAGATCGGTCAGGGAGTTATTTATCTGCGTTCGCGCGTGTTTTTTGTTGGACATACGGTAGTATCCTCCGGTTTTGGTATTTTATCAAGTGACGGCAAACAATTAGCCGACAACGTCCAAAATGCTCACCTGCCCCGTGTGCTCGTGCATTTTCATGATCAGGCAGTCAATTAAATGGTCGTCGCCGTCCTGTAGTTTCGGCATCTGGTTCCCGTTTTTGTCCCGCGCCCAAGCGTAGGTCGATATTTCGCGGACCATGTTCGTCGAGCCTTCGATAACGTGGATCGTGTACCCCTGAAGTCGGGTAGCAACGTCCTCTTTGTAGTTTGCCTTTTTCTGGACTCCCTTTATACCCATAAGCCCGAGCCTATACAAATCGCCGATAATGTCGGGACGCGCGGAGTCAGCCGTCACTTCCTCGTATTCCCCTACGCCACGCTCTTTAAGCTCAGCGTACAAGGCATCATTGAAGAGGTCGGTCTTGTAAACCAGTTCTTGAAACCATATCTCGCGCGTCGACTCGCGCACCCACACGCGACCCGCTGCCGATGGGTCATTGGAAAAGCCAAAGTCAAGCCCAACCCCGATGTCGTCGTGGAGCATCTCCTCGGGCACCGACGCGACAACGTTCCATTTCGTGAATACACACCCTTCCAGCTTCGTGAACTCCCCGAGCGCCCAGAGCTTGTACTTTTCGGGGTTCGTCTCTTTATAGCCTTCGAGCACCTTTCGGGACGCCTCCGGGCAAAATGCATTGTCCTTGTACCACGTTCGGAGAATAAGTGCGTTCGTCTTTTTGTCGATGACCGCTGTGGATAATGTGTGCGGAACCTGAAGAAAGCGCCGTTGTAGCCAGTGCATCGAGCCGGGAATCTGGGGTATCGGGTTGAACGTCATGAAAATACGCGCGGGATAGTTCGCGGGCGACAATCCGGCGTCCACCGAATCGAAATCATTTTCCGAAATTTCGTTCGCTTCCTCGAAATGGATAATGGTCGCGCCCTTGAGGGATTTCAGCTTTTCCGCGTCATCCAGCCCGAAACACCGAATACGCGAGCCGTTCGGCAGCCCGATTTCCTTGTCGGTCTTGTTTATCGCGACTTTGATCCCGTTGCGCCTGAAAAAGTCCGCGTACTCGGAAAAGACAGAATCCTTGAGCGTCGCTCCGACCTTGCGGATCGCAACCACGAAATGTCCGGGCTCCTGAAGTATCGTTAAACAGATAGCTTGCACGGTATCGAAGCTCTTGGCACTTCTTCTTCCGCCGTATTCGCAAAAGTACCGGACATCCTCGCGGAGCCGGTTCTTGTGGAAAAGTTGTTGATAAACGGCGTTGATCTGGATTCGGGGCATGAACTATTCGCCGCGAGCCTTCGCGAGCGCGGACAGAACAGTCTGCAATAATGGCGATATTCCAGCAGACTCCCCCTCTTCTGAAATATATGCCGCCGTTTTCTTCAGTGCCGCGTACATATCCGGGGCGGCCATTGCAAGGGTTATATTTCCCAAAGATTCTTTTTTTTCTTCATCGTTGGCATCAAAAGTCATAAAACCGGCAATCGCATAGGGTCTTCCGGTTTCTCCTTTCCCGCCAGCAAGAATCATAAGCTCCCCGTCGATAGTCCCTAATTGCCGAGAAACAACCCACGGCCCCGGCGTAAACTTTGTATCTTTCATTTTTCCCCCGTCTTTAAGAACTCAACCACGAACGCCCCGGCATTCTCCAAGCCCGAGACCCGCGCATCAAAAGGCTTGATGATTTGCGCGTACTTTTGGAGCATTTCAAGCGCCTTGTCCCGGTCCGCCAATTTGTAAACGTAGTGCTCCCCGCCGTCCTTATCCGGCTTGACGTCGATCCCGTCGATGCAGACGGAAAGGCCGAGCCGTTTCAGCTCATCCATATCGTGCTTCAGCGCGCCTTGTGTATCGACGATATCGGCGACGTCATAGAACGCCCGCTTCATCCACGTATCGACCACGCGCTTTTCAAGGGGTATGCGCGCTATCTTCATAGTTTCGGCCAGTTCCGCCGCCATCATCTCTTGGATATTGACGTCTTTCAACAGACGAGACGCGGCAGAAACCGCCGACTTTGCCGAGCAACCGTATACTTTTTCATACACTTTTGATGCGTCTTTGAAATCGTTATCGATGTACGCCCGAACGAACGCTTCCCTGTTCGCCTTGGTTTCGAGCATAGTTTTAGCTTTTTGCTTTGGCGTCGGCTTTACCGGCATAATCCCCACCCCTTCGCGGCCACAATGGCGTCGTCCAAACTTGAGACGACCACGTAGGGCCAGTTATTAGCGATACACTTTTCCTGGAAGGATACCTGGCCCGGCGATTGCTTCCCTCCAGGCTGCTTCAGCTCCATCCCGAAAAACCTATTCTCGCCCTTCTTGAATAAAAAAAGGTCCGGGGCACCCAGTCGGAACCCAAGGGCAACCAGGCGGGTATATTTCTTGGCCGACATATCAGTGATTTCTCCGTTCGGGCACATTAGGACGTATATGCCAAGAAGAGAAAAAGCCTTGACGATTTCGGCTTGGAGGCGGGATTCCTCATAGTTGCGTTTCATAGCCGTATGATACCCCTTTTTGGTATAAAAATAAAGTGTATAAAAAAGTATACACTCTGTTTCTTTGGAACACTGCCACCGCCGACTGCCATTTCCTGCCACTGCCACGTATATTATATATACGTGGCAGGGTTTGGCAGTAAAAATATATGCCAAACACTGCCATTGGCAGGTTTTGGCAGTGTTTGGCAGTTACTAGAAAATATCCATATTTTCATTGTTTTCTGCCTTTTTCCCTTCTTCAGTTGCCTTCGGCAAGAATATTTTGCCGTCAATTTCTATCAGCTTGCCTTCCTCGGTCATGCTTTTTTTTGTTCGGAACGCGGTTCGTTCACTGGTTTTTAATGTCAATTCCGACAAAAAAGTCGAAGTAATTATTCCCGTAGGGTTCGCTTTCAGGATATCAAGCGCGCAAGCGAGCCCTTTCGAGGTCTTTTCTTTCGTGCCCGCTTGCCCGGTAATTCCCTCAATATCAATCTGGTTTAATACCGCCGAGGTTTCATCCTCGCCGTCTTCGTCCTGTCCGACGACGATATTTTCAAACCCGAAACGCAATACCGGGGGAGGCGTTCCGTCTTTCATTTTCGTATTTTCCATGTGAATCGTGCTATTTTTGTTCGTGACCGAGAATTCAAAGTCGAGTGCTCCATAGAGCACCGACGATCCTCGCGCCTTGGTTTGGTCTCCTTTCCCTGTATGATGCACGATCAAGGCAGCACATTCATAGGTGTTTTTCAGGTTGTCTATCGTCCGAACGGCCGCGCTCGTGTCTGCCGAGTCGTTCTCGTTTCCTTCAAAGTTACGCGCCCAGGTATCGAAGATAATCAGGGATATTTTCCCGTCGTGCAGACCGGCAACGTCCCGGACCGAATCTTCTACGGTTTTCATTATATCATCATTTCCGAGCGCTGCGGGCATAAGGGAAATATAGATCGGCAGTTCATCCATTTTCTTATTATTTTTTATCGACCATGCAAGAAACCGCTTTTCTATTCCGTCGTAACCTTCACCCGCTATATAGACCACCGCGCCGGGAGTTTTGACCGGATACCCGCAAAAATCCTCACCGGTAGCAACGCGACACGCGAGATCAACCGCTACGTAGGATTTACCGGTATACGACGCGCCGAAAATCGAGGTGAAAGAGTGTTTCGATATCAGCCCTTTTATGAGCCATTGCCGCGCCTTCAGATCACGGGATCCGATCTTGACCAAGGGGAACGCGGATTTTTTCTCGACCTTTTTCGCGCTTTGGATAATAGAAATCCGTTCGTCATACGAGAAATTCGCCGCGTCCGCGCCTTTTGGCCAGTCGGATGAGGGCGTAATGATTCGGGTATCGGTCAAAATAGCGCGGATTTCTTCCATGCACTTCTTGCCGGGCTCGTCATTGTCGGGCCAAAGGATAACGCGACGACCTTGAAGAGGGGAAAGGTCGGTATCCTTCCACGCGTTCGCGCCCCCGGCGATGGATGTCGCAATATAGGGCGCGGGAATCGCTTCGGACTTGACCTCGCCTTCCACAAGGACTATTTCAGCGTCGGCCGGTGCCGTCAATATCTTGTCGAGATTAAGCAAGGGATACCCTTGCGCGGGCTTCGGGGGTTTCTTGAAAATAACTTGACCGCCCGAAATTGTGGCCGGCCTGATTTCTTTCGGCTTGTCGTCCCGCGCATCCTTCCGACAGACAAAAAAAGAGCATACGCCGTCAGAATACTGGTGAACGTGGTCCCATTCGCCGGGAATAGTCGGGGCACGCTGCTTGTCGAGCGAGGCTAAAAGGGCGGAAATATTGGTTTCGTAGGGCTCGGGAGATGAGGGCAAGAGAGACAAGGCCGCGTCTTTATCGGTCAAACCATTGACGACCGCGTAGAGATGCAGGAGATCATGCGTCTCGCCGGTAAAATCATGGTATCGGCCTTCGACCGGATTGACGCCGAAAGAAGCCGTGTCCCGGTCCGGTCGCGTCGGGTTCGGAATTCCGTTCACCCAGTCGCCTTGCCGCTTCCCGTCGTCGTATCCCGGGAGCCAGTCGCGTATTGATTCCGAGGCAATGCGGTTCGCCTCTTGAAAGTTTATGCCCTTCTTTTTTTGCATGGCGTCCCTTTATGATTCAAGCATTTTTACAACAGATCGGAAGGCTTCGAGGATTTCGGTTTGTTCTATTGATCCGGACGCGCGAATAGAAATACTTCCTCCAGCTCCCGAGGCGAAAATATCAGGGAAAGAATTTCTTGAAAAATCTATATCGATTGTCGTTTCGTCAGAGTCTCGACCAGTTTTGTCGAAAAGAACCCTGACGCGTGATCCATATCCGGTTAATGATTCCATCGAAAGAGCTTTCATTTCTCACCATCCGGGAATAAATAATGAACCAGTTTTTCATACGTCGCGAAGCTGATGTTTTTCCCCAGCTTCACATTGTAGATCTCTTGCCGGGAAAGTCCGGTCCTTTCTGCTATAACCGAAATCTTTTTATCGGCTAATTTTTCTTTAATCTGTTCGATCGAGTATATGTTTGCCATCGATCCCCCTAATAGAAATAGATTACACGATAAAAATTAAACTGTCAACCGCATAATTATTTTTAATTTTTCGCTTGACATAAAAAAATACCGGCGCTATACTGATTTTAGTTTGAGAGTAGAGAGGAGGTGCCATGAGCACTATTTACACCATCGTGGGTGACGTAAAGGCTTTATCCGCCCTTATCGAATCACTGACCGACGAAGAAACCGGGGAAACCCGGGAACTGACCGACGAAGAAAAAACGACCTTCGCGGCATGGGTTAAAGAGGAATCCGAGGCATTCGATTCCAAGTTTGACAGAATCTGCAAGTTCTTCAAGAACCTGAAGGCCAACGCGGCGACGGCTCAGGCCGAACGCGATTCCCTCAAAGAAGAGATGGACCGGCTTTCGAAGCGCGCGAAGGCTCGCGAGAACGAGGCTGGACGGATCAAGGATCTTCTTTGGTTCGCGTTCGACGCCCTCGGCATGAAAAAGCACAAGACCGAGCTTTTCTCGGCGGGCATTCAGGCGACGGCTGCGTCGGTCAAGACGGATTCGTCGTTCGATATCGCGAAGATACCGGAGTTCCTGTACAAGGAACCGGAGCTTTCGGCGACCAAGATCAAGGAAGGACTTGCCTCGGGCACGCTGTACCAGAAACCCGACGCGGAAAATCCGCTTGACCGGGACATGGTGTTTTATAAACAAGCAATGCCCGTTGAGGATCATTTCGAGATGATCGAATTCTCCCTCCCCGGCATCCGCTATGCGCAGGGCTCGACCCTGGTGGTGAGGTAGTATGGCAGTATCACTTTCTTCCCTGACCGCCCCGGAACGGCGGCCGCTCATTATGACCATTTGCGGGGAGGGCGGTATCGGTAAAACGACGCTTGCCTCATACTTCCCGAATCTGGTAATGGTTCGCGCCGAAGACGGCTCGAAATCGATAGAATCGCGCGGAGACGTCGCCATGTTCCCCGTCGCAAAAAGCACGAACGATGTCATGGAAGCGGCAATGGCGCTTTTGACCGAGGATCACCCCTTCAAAACGGTCGCATTCGACACCGTTACGAAGTTCAATACCTTCGCCGAGGCCGAGATCATGGAGGCCGACCGGAAAGCGGGCGGGAAAGGCGCGTCAATCAATACCGCTTTGGGCGGATACGGCGCGGGGTATTCCGCCGTCGCGAACTACCACTTCGAGCTCCGCAAGATCGCGCAGCGCTTGGCCGACGAAAAGGGCATGAATGTCCTCTTCCTCGCCCATGTCGAGGTAGAGTCGCTTGATCTCCCCGATCAACCCCAGTTCTCGCGGTATACGATCCGGATGCACAAGAAATCCGTATCGCACTATGTGGACGACGTGGACGTCGTGGCCTTCCTGAAACTCAAAACCTTCGTGACCGGCACCGACAAGGATGGCAAGCGGGCGAACACCTCGGGCGAACGGATCATCACCTGCTACCCGCACCCGGCGCACGTCTCGAAAAACCGGCTCGGGATCAAGGTCGATTTGCCCTTCGTGGAAGGCGTCAACCCGTTCGCGGAGTATTTGGTATAAAATACGGCCCCCGTGCCTATCGCGGGGAAAGGACGGAAAAAATGGCAGAGGCGAAAAAGCGAAAACCCGCCGCGTTGGTTGCGGCCGAGAAGAGAATCGCGGATCTGGAAACCAGACTGAAAAGCACAGAAGCCAGCAAGGATTCTTGGTACGATAACTGGCAGGAAGAAAAAAAGAAAATCGAGGAACTGCACGCGGTTTTCGACGCCATTCCGAACGCCCCCGCGCGCAAGTTTACCGGACCGAACGGCTACGAGACCGAAATGAGTCTTTCTTGCCGGTTCATCGCGTGGCTCGCGAATAAATAACTCTCCCCCGGCCGCCGTTAGCGCGCGCCGGGTAATTCTCTAACTTTTTTTATAAGGAAACATTATGCCCGCATTAGGAAATGACTACCAGAACGCGAAACCCATGGACGACTTCACCCCGATCCCGGTCGGAGACTATAAGGCCGTCATCACGGAATCCGAAATCAAGCCGACCAAGACAGGGGATGGACAGTATCTCTCGTTGCGCGTCGAGATCATCGAAGGCGAATTTCAGGGAAGGATCATTTTCGTGATCCTGAATCTCTGGAACCCGAACCCCAAGGCAGTCGAGATCGCCAACCGGGAGCTCGCGACCATCGTCGCCGCCGTAAACAAGCCGGGAGCCCAGAACTCCGAGGAGCTCCACAATATCCCGATGACCGTCAAGGTCGGCATCCAACCCGGACAGGGCGAGTACGGGCCGTCGAACCGCATCAAGAACTATATGGCGTATCAGACGGCCCCCACCGCACCCGTCACCATCGTGACCAAGCCCGCGCCCGTGGTGGCCGGACAGCCCCCCGTCAATCCGGCAACCGGCTTGCCCTACAAGCCGTGGGAAAACTGGCCGGGGAAGTAACGCTATAGGCCCCCATCAGGCCCGGCCCCACTATGGGGCCGTTTTTCTAGTTTATTTTCGTATAAGGCACTTTATTTTATTATACAAAAATAAACGAGAAAAACGCCGATTTATCTTGTATTTATTTATTTTCTGGTATAGAATTAAAACATCGGAGGACGGACGGAATGAAAGACATTGTTTTGATTGCGGGCGTTTTAATTTGTGGCATACTTTTAGTTGCCTTGACTCTTGCCAACTTGGTATATGTTATACAAATGAAAAACATTGACCGGCTGGCTGAAAGCACCGAGGAATCGCTCAAGAGGTATGAAAACAACCTTTTTGCGAGAATCGGACGGGCCATCGCAGGCGCGCTCTTTGGCCCGGATTCGCATTCAGGCACGAGGTATGGCGATGGAAAATAGCGACATCCTTCAAGACCCCCGCTTTCGCCGGGCGGTTCGCATGGGCGAATATACCCGCGCCATTTCTATCTATTTGCGCCTTCAGCACCCCGAGCGCGAGGATCTTTCGACCCTGCCGCGCGATGTCATTCAGGGCGCACAAGTGGCGGTAGACAACGCCTTTTTTAACAAGGCGGCTGAAAGAAAAGAACTTGAGGAGGAATTCAGGTGAAAACCATCGTAAACGGCCTGACCGTGACCATCGACGAGGTTGACGGCGGATATACAGCAACGGCAAGCATAGGAGATAACCGTCTTATTACCTTATCGGCCACCTCCTCGCGCGACTATGCCGCCGTGGCGGAATTATTCGAGGCGCTTAAACGACAGGCGATTGAGAATTTGAAGGAGACGGTATGAAATACGCAGAATTGAAAGATACCATGGCCGAGTTTCGTCTTGGTCATATTACTCGGAAAGAGATGGTTGCGGCGTTCGCTCTGTGGCAACGGCCGGTAGATACGGCAATTTTTATGGGCGCGACACTTCGCGTCAAGGCGTTGGAGGCGGTAATAAGATGAAAGACACAAGCAAGGCTGCGTTTGCCCGCCCAATCGGCGAACGAATTACGGAAACAACACGCTATTATAACAACGCTTCGCCCGGCATGAGTCTCCGCGAGTATTACGCGGGGCAGGCGTTGGCGGGAATAATAGCGGGCGGCTTTCCCCCTGAATGCACTATGACGATTGCGAAAAGATCACGGCAACTCGCCGACGCGCTCATAGCCGAGCTTGAGGGAGGGGAATGATGGAAAAACTACACACGCCGGAGCCGTGGGAAGAAGATGGAATGGGCGATTATATTGGCGCGCCTCTCTGTGAAGGAAATATAGTTGCACAGATTCGCGGCTGGGGTTGGCTGTCGAAAAAAGGCGAAGAAGTTGCGCTCGAAATCCAAAAAGCCAACGCCCGCCGAATAGTCGCGTGCGTGAATGCGTGCCGTTCCGCTTCCGATGAAGACCTTGCCGACGATTGCGTCGAGAAAATGAAAGAAGATAGGGACGCGTTATTGATCCAGCGCGATTCCCTTCTTTCCGCCCTCCGCGCCCTGTACGGCTGGCAGCGCGCCGAGGTCGAACACTTTGGCGCTACCACTCCGGATGACTTCATCATTGAGATGGTCGAGAAGTCGCTGAAAAGCGTGGAGGGGAATGATGAGCCTTGAATTTGACATTGCGTGCCTTCGCGCCCCGTGCGAACCATGTGATACCATGGGAGTCGTTCAGCTCATTGCACGCGCCAAAATGGCCGCCGACCAGCTTGAAGAACTCACCGCCCAGCGCGACGAGCTGCTCGCGGCGCTGAAAGCTTTTTCTGATCCTTCTTACATTCATTGTTCTTGCGTTGAATGCCAAAAGAAGCGAAACAACGCGATGGCAATAATAAGTCGGTACGACCATGCCTGACATCTCGACCGCCATCCGCCCCCCGGCTCGCTTCATCCAGCACGTCACCGACTACTATGAGACCCATAACGGAGACTGGCGACGTCCCCACCTCGGGGCATCTCTTCTCGGGAACCCCTGCCGCCGCGCCCTCTGGTTTTCCTTCCGGTGGGCCCTAGCTCCCAACTTCCCTGGGCGCGTCCTCCGCCTCTTTGATACCGGGAACCGCGAGGAGGGCCGTATCGTCGCCGACTTGCGGAATGCCGGAATCACGGTTTACGACCGCGACCCTTCGACCGGACAACAGTTCCGCGTCTCTTTCTGCGAACACTCGGGCGGATCGCTCGACGGGATCGCCCAAGGTTTCGAGGAAGCGCCGAAAAAGTGGCACGTCGTCGAGTTCAAGACGCATAATGAGAAAAGCTTTCAGGAATTAAAAAACAAGGGAGTGCAACAGGCCAAGCCCTACCACTTCGCGCAGATGCAAGTCTATATGTACAAGATGAATGAATCCTACCCCGGTGAATTTGACCGGGCCATGTATATCGCCGTCAACAAGAACACTGACGAAATCTACGGGGAACGGGTAAAATTGGATCACCTGATGGCTCAGGGTCTCGCGGGTAAAGCTCGCGCCGTGGTCGAGTCGCCGCGGCCCGCGGGCGTGTTGTCGGATGATCCGAAAAACCAAGATTGCCTGTTTTGCGAGTATCACGGTCTTTGTTTCGGGACGGAGTGGAAGGATACCGGGGCGGGATGGGCGTTCGTTCCCTTTTCTCGGGACAGGATCGAGCGCAACTGCAGGACGTGTCTGCACTCGACGCCGATGGACGCGCACGACTCAAAAGGCGGCGTTTGGACGTGCTCTCGCGACCAGGACAATCTTGACTATGCCCTGGACGATAAACGGCAAAAAACGGGCTGTGACCGGCATCTCTTCGTTCCCGACTTTCTGCGTCCGTGGACGGTGGTAGACGCGGATCGCGGGGGAGAATGGGTTAAGTATGATAGCGGGGTGAATTATAAAGGGGGAAGGATTGAAGAAAGCAGAGTTTGACAAAATAGGTTTTTCTGGTGGAATGGGATTCCGGTTGATTGGCGTTCCTGTTTCTCTTGTTTTAGCCTCGGTCGATTTTGAGACCGGCGCTTGCATGGATGAAAAAGAAAATTGGTATAAAATCGAAGAGGTTGAATCAATTTTTTATTTCGACGGAACACCCGTTTTACGAGAGGAACAGAAATGACTAAACGCGTCTACATCTCCGGCCCCATCACCGGCCGCCCCAACGGAAACCAAGAGGCGTTCTACGCCGCCGCCGAGCATCTTCTATCCCTTGGCCATGTCCCCGTCAATCCGCATGATGTTTGCTACCTCTTGCCCGCGGGCTCGACGTGGGTCGATTACATGAAAGAATGTATTATCGCCCTTTGCCGGTGCCAAGAAATCTATATGCTCCGTGATTGGTGGCGCTCTCGCGGGGCTCGGGTCGAGTGGTTTTTGGCGCGCGTTCTTGGCCTTCGGGTGAACTATGAACCGAGAAAATGAGCCTTTCCTTTTTGAAGGGATGACAGACGAAAAGCTCGGCTCGGCGTCAATGCCAGTAACCGCATACATGGATCCTGTCGAGGCGCTTTCCTTCGCGATTATGGAAGAACTGGATCTTTTGCTGAAAAAGAATATTACAATAGAGCAGTACGACTCCGCGCAAAGGTCGGTTAAAAAAATACTTTCGGAGGCTTTGTGTGAGAAAACTCCTGGTACTCTTGGCCCTAACGGCCGCCCTTTGCTTATCGTGCGAAAGCCCGACTATTCAATATAACGATTTTTCAGGGCCCGAACTAACCATTTACGAGATTGCGTCGTATGAAACCGGATGCCCGGAGTGGATACTCAGGGGACTTCGGTTTGCGGAATCGAGTTATGGTGCTAACATTTCTCACCCGGATCCACTTGATGTCGGGGATTACGGCTTGCATGAAACGCCGGCCTATCATGCGGAGCGGGCGGCAAAGTGGGGAGAATACAACCCTTACTGCCCATTGCAATCGGCGATCATTGCTGGCCATATCATAATGGAGCATTACCGTACTATGGGCGATATGGACCATGCGATTTCTGCTTATCGCCGCGGTCGGACCGGTACGCGGGTTCACGGGACCGATTGGGAGTATGTCGAAAAGGTTCGAAGGGGAGGGTTTCTATGATCGTTTTATTAGGTTGCGCTGTTATCGCGATTTTGTTTCCTGTTTGTTGTTTATTGCGCGCAAATGCGCGTTTAAAGGTTTTAGACTGCAAGGATGAATAGAATAAGGGTTTTATGCTGTTCAGCATAATTTATGTTAGGCTGACAACTACGGTATAACCGCAAGCGCTTATACCGACACGTTGCAAAAGGAGAAATTATGAAGAGCGTTTGGAAGTTCCCAATCGAAATCACCGATGAGCAGAAAGTGTTTATGCCGCGAACGGCAGCGATTCTTTCCGTGCAGGTACAGTATGGAACGCCATGCATTTGGGCGTTGGTTGATACCGAAGAACAAAAAGCAGAACGAACGCTTATTGTTCACGGAACAGGGCACCCGTGCGTTTGTGACGCTTCGGAGTTTATCGGGACGTTTCAGATTGAGGGCGGGCAGCTCGTGTTCCATTTGTTTGAAAAGAAGGAAGCCTAACAACTGCTTCAACTCGACTCGCGGTAACTCGCGAGTTAAGCAAATGTTCGACGGATTGACGCGCCGCATAACTGCGTCATGCGGACGGTCAACTAAACCGCCCGAAAGGAGTAAACGAAATGAAAAGGATAAACAGGCATAAACAGGTTCTAGCGTCGTTGAATCGTTACATGAAATCTAACTGTCATTTCACGGACGATGAACAAACTTTTTTACTTATTACAGACGGCGTTGACTGTACTCGCGATGCAAGCGCGTTTTTTTATGCTGGTTTTATTCGGGGGCTTCGGGCGGCGTCGAACAACAAGTTCGAGCCGACTCGCGAATAGCTCGCGGCTCAACTTAATGTTAGGACGACGGACAGCCGCATATCGGCTGCGCCAATACGCGGACAATCCGCGAAAGGAGAAAGAGGGTGAAAACAATCGTAGTTAAGTGGGTTCCTGATGATGGTCAGTACGGCAAGGAAATGCGCGTTATCGAATCTGATCACCTGCGGTTCATTAAAGGTTCGCGTTTTGATTTTGGATTTTTCCAAATCGCCACCGATGAAGGTTATACGATTATATCGTTGCCTTATTAAGAGTTCCTAGCAACTGGATCAACTTGACAACTGAGTACCGTTGCAAGTTAAACCAATGTTGGATGGACGCTTTAGCCGCGTAACTGCGTTACACCGACAACGCGCCAAGTTTTTGGCACAGATTACAGGGAGGAAGAAGATGGAAGTTCCTAATCGTATCGAGGTAAAAATAGCGGCTGGCGTAATAGATGAAACCGACTGCGCAAAGTGTCCGGCGCGTGATTGCCACTGGGATCACGATTTTGGATGCGCTTTTGTTTGGTATAACTTGTTTAAACAAGGTGCCAAAAACACCGAACAAGCCAATCAACCTGACTCGGGCAAATAACCCTCGCAGGTTATCAGCATGTTATGTCGATGCTTCACCATGTACCCGCAGTAGCGACTACATGGATGAACCACGGGAGGAGAAATGAGCCAGCTTGAACTAATAGAGAACGATGGAATTACAAACCGTTTTCTTGAATGGTTTGATGAAAACGAAAAACCAGACAATGAAGGAAGGCGCCGGTTTTTTTTGTGTTGGGATGACAAAAACGCTTTTTTATTGCCCGGAAATACGCGGAATAAAGATGGCTCTATTCCGCGTGCGCAAGCCTTTCATGCTAATCCTCAAGAATATATAGAAGCAGGATTCGTTCCGCGAGGTTGGGCAAAGTGACATATATACCGCCAACAGAGTTTGTTAAGCTCCCGAAAGTAGTTCGGGATAATTACCTTGAGATGGCCGCTGAACTTGCGGTTATCCATGGTTTATATGGAGGGCAGAAAATGCCAGAGGTAGCAGTAGTTCAGGAGATCGGCTTTTACAATGTGCCGACGGGCGGTTACATCGGATGGATAAACACCATCGATGGTAAGTATTTTATTGGTGTCGACGGCAAGATCAGTAAGCCGGAAATGTAAGAAACATAACAACGAGTTCGACCTGACAACCGCAAAAGCCGGTTGCAGGTCAACTCAATGTTAGATGGATTCTTTAGCAGTATACCCGCCTACGGCGACTATACTGACACGAACTAAACCGGAGGAAGCGAAATGAAAGTTGGCCAAAAAATAAAGGACAATGACCCGCGCGTAGGTAACAGAGTTCTAAAGATAATTGATTTCAATGGCGATTACGTTATAGCAAAACAAGGAAACCTTCATAGCGTGAGAATCAGAGCCGACCGGATTTATTCTGACGGAAAACCGCGCCGAAGTGGTTTCGCGCTTCTCGGTATCTAACAACTGCTTCAACCTGACAAGCCCTAACGGCCTTGCAGGTTAAGCAAATGTTAGCGCGAAACGATTCTGTCTACAATGAAACCAGTAATCGCGCCGCCGAGTCCTGCGATCCATACGGCGGCCTGCGCTTGACGTAGCTGATCCTTGAGCGCCGCTATCTCGATATCACGGCTCTCAATCTGCTTTACTCGCGCATTGTCCGCTTTCTCGTATGAGCTCTTCGCTTTGCTCCACGAGGTTTTTACCGATTCTTGCCAGATCGTCACCTCTTTCGACCACTCGATCCATGCTTGCAGCGTCGCTGCTTGCCTCTGCTCGAGCGTCATTCGCGGATCTATCTGCACGTCGGGCGTCGTCGGCTGCGCGCTTAGAAGCTGTTCCGGCGATTGCTCCGATAATTCCGACCAGTCCGGCACCGGAAGCGGCGAGCCTCCATCCTGCGAAAACGCCGACGACAAGAGCAATAGCAACGACAAAAATAAAAAGAAAGGCAACTGTCCGCGGGCGCACAAAATCAACCCTTCCTTACGGCATTGATAATGCCGATAACGTCCGTCCATGTGGTGAAAAACAAGAGAATGAGTGCGGCGGAGATTGGCATACCGAAGGCAATGGCGATATCCTGCCAAGTCTTTCCAAAAAGCACCGCGATAATCCCACACGCGATACCGGCGACAAAACCGATAAAGGCCAACACGCGGCGCATTGACCACGCCCCGTCAGATTCCTTGAAGATCCCAAAAAAGCCTTTCATGTTTGCTCCTTTATTTCACAAAAATTACCAGAATAGCAGCGATTCCGCCTGATCCAAGCAAGGTACCGATTAAGGCAATAATAGCTTTTGGCGTCCATTTCCTCCGCGATGATGCTGCAAGTAATTTTGTCATATTCACGTTTAACGCCGCGTCTCGTTCAAGTTGCTTTTTTTCGAATGATTCTTGCCAAGTATTAACGGCAAGAAAACCCGCTTTTGTCGATTCCTCTAGACGGGTAACGCTTTGTTTTAATTCACTCATTTCCTTGGCCTTCTCCCTGTCAAGGTTATAAAGTTGATTCTGACCATTTTTTAATCCGTCGAGTACTTCCGTAAGCAATTCATGGGCCTCACATTGCATATTTTCTTTACCTTTTTATTTGGATTCCGACTCCGCGCCAAAGACGCGTATAAAAAAAGACTGCGGGATATCTGTTACCACGGCCTGATTGAGACGTGTATTCGCCCGAGGTCCGGTCACCGTAGGGATCGTGGAGAATTATTTCCTGTACCTGATCAAAATCGATTTCTTGCCAGGTTCGCGGCGTGCTTTCGTCATTAGTCGTGAAACCAATGATCGTGACGACGTGACCAGGCTTTGTAAGCCAAGTCGACCCAATAAAAGGAATCCCGCGTGTTATTCCAAAAAGGGCTTCCCTGATCGTCCAGTTCCACCGGGGGCCAACAATGGGTTTGTTTAAGGGTAAAAAATGTTCGTTGATTGCTTTTGCTATTGACGGCCAATTCTCGGGGGACTCAGGTCCATAGGTTTTTTCCATGTAATCGGTAAGATTATCCTCGGGTTGCTTGTATGGCCCCGCGGGGAGCGGTATCCCGAGGATTTCCATACCGCAAACGGTTGCGGTTGGCTTGCACCTGATAGACGGTTTTATTTCGTTATTTCGCTGTGAATAATAATGAATTCCGGCCGGATCCAGGTTCCATTCTCGCATAATTTACAATAATGCCAAAAAGTCTATTTTGCAAGGGGTTTCCTGCTAGTAAAAGATCAAAAAGGGACAACGTCGTCATAAACCGGCGATGTCGCCGGTTCCATATCGTAGCGTACTTTCTGCTCGCGCAGGCTCGGGCCGTCCACCTCGACCTCCGGCGCCCCGTCCCCGTATTCCTTGCGCGTCACGCGGTCGAATTTCCCTTCTTGCGTGACCCATATCCGCGAGGGGGAACGGGGAGGAGCCGCAAGAAAAGCCTCTACGGTTCGCGGCCACCGTGTATATTCTACCCCCGCCGCCGTCATGAATTTCCCGTAGTAAAAAGCGAGCTGCGGAGTCCCAGCGTCGGGGAACACCCATTCCTTGAAGGTGAGAAAACCACAGGTATACTCAACCCGTATCGAATCCTTTTTCCCCTGCTTTACGTGCCGGCAGTACCGGCAGCCGGTCACCTCGTATTCCTGGGGGAGAATCTGGCTTTTCAGAACGGGGGCGGCTACCGGCCGGGGGGCGATTTTCGGCTCGGGGGCCGGGAACTCATGACCGCATACCGGGCACACGCGGAAGCCTGCGGCGATGATGGCTTGGCAAGACGGGCACTCTTTCGCCGGTGCCACGCCCTCGCCCTTGCTGGGCGCTTCCGGGTCCACGGCGTCAATCGGACCGTGCCTGACCACATTGGCAGAAAAATCGAGTAAGAGGCAATCCGTTTTACCCGGAGCCGTCCGCATACCGCGCCCAACCATCTGGACGTAGAGGGACGGCGAACCGGTCGGCCGTAGCATGACGATCATATCGAGATCTCGGCAATTAAACCCAGTTGTCAAAACGTCAATATTTATGAGGCATTTTATCTGTCCACACTTGAATTCTTCGACGATTTTTTTGCGCTGTGCTTTCGGCGTCGTACCCGTTACCACGTCCGTCGTGATTCCCTCGTTTATGACGGCCTGATAGACCTGTTCCGCGTGAGCGAGTCCGGTCACGAAAACGAGCCATTTTTTCCGATCTTTTCCCCGTTCGATGAAATCCGCGACCGCGACCGCCGTCGTGTCCCCTGCCATTGCCGCCTTCTCGAGCTCGCCCGAGATAAACTCCCCGCCGCGTTTGTGAACGTCCGAGGTATCAATCTTGACCGCTCCCGCGCGCGCAAAGACCGGGGAAAGGAACCCTTGATCGATGAGGTACTGAGGTTCGACCGAATAAATAATGTCCTGAAACATGGCGTCGTCGCCCTTATGCAACCACCCTGAATCCATGCGATATGGGGTCGCCGTGAAGCCAACAACGCGCAGGGCAGGATACATGACGGAAAGTATCGAGAGCGTGCGCATATACCGTGTCTGTTCGTTCCGGGGAATTAAATGACACTCATCGACGAGGACAATTTCCGGGGGAGGGGAAAGAAGGTTCGCCGTTTTCTCGATTGACTGGATTCCCGCGAACAATATCGGAGCCGCGTGGTCCTTGCGCCCCAATCCGGCCGAATAGATCCCAGCCTGGGCTTCGGGCCAGCTGTCCAAAAGTTCCGCGTGATCCTGTTCTATGAGCTCTTGAACGTGCGTGAGGCACAAAATACGCGTTCCCGGCCAGCTTTCGGATACTTCCTTAATGAGCAAGGCCATGACAAGGGATTTTCCCCCGGCGGTGGGTATTACGACGATTCCATGTTTTGATTTTGGTTTTTCCCAGTAAGCGTAAATAGCGTCGACCGCTGCGCGTTGGTAGTCTCTTGCGGCTTTCATTTTTTGCCCGCCGCGCGATCTTCTCTTTCTTTCTTTATTAAATAAAGATAAAAACGATCAAATGTTTCTTCTTCGGCTGCTTTTCTGGCTTTTTTGAATTGTTCCAAAGTCCATTTATAGGCTTTAGTTCTTTTGTCAATAAATCCTTTACTCATAAGAAACAACCCCTTTAGAAGATGGCCGCGTCACGCCCGGAAAACCGGAGGACGGGTCACGATTCGCCGGAAGCGGCCATCATCTAAAAGGGCTGTTTCCGTCCAGACATAAGGCGCGTGACTGCCTAAAAAAATATAGAAGTGTCCGGCGTTGACCCGGAGGGTGCGACATATAAGCCACTCTCGCACTTTGAAAGGTGTCAGCCGCCTTACACCTTGCGGCCTCACTTCTAAAATCCTTCACGGCGAAGTCCTTTCGGCGTCCGTTGGTTTGGATTCAACCAGTTAGCAGGGGAAGGATTTGAACCTTCGATTTCCAGTTTATGAGACTGGCGAGATACCGCTTCTCTACCCTACTGTGGCCCCCTTCCTCGCCAACGGCGCACTCAGGGGACAGAAAAGAAGAAGTCATAAAGTAATTATTATTATACACGAAAATAAATATATGTCAATAATAATCGTATTTATTTTTCTACCAAAGAATCGCGCGACTCAATTATTTTCAGCGCGTCGTGCAGCGCCTTTTCCATTTTAAGCGACACAGCGAGAAGTTCCTCCGCCCTCTCGCACAACTGCAGCACTTCCGCCGTCGGGACGCGACCACACCCGATATCTTGGCGTATACGCGCTATAAGGGTTGCCGTTTCACCCATTTTTCGTAATGTCCGCGACGAAAAGCGTCCGGATATATTTCGATACCGATAAATGAAGCGAGGCCGCCCGCTTGATAAGTAAGTTTTTTTCCACCGACGTGAACCCCACGCGGACCGGCTTGTTCATCTTTTCCGCTTCCGGCTTCACGGGCCCCGGATGGCCTTTTGGTCTGCCCATGTTTTCTCCTGTTTTAAAAGACATTTTAATTATATGACGAAATATAAAAAAAGGCAAGCGGTGGTGGGCTTGCCTTTTTTTCCGGTATGGCGGTAATCGAATAATAATATTCTGTCTCTTTATGAAATATTCTTTTGTTCCTTGTTAGATCGTTTTGTAAGTACGTAGCGATTGAAGAGATCCATCAATAAACGCGACGTCGGTAGCGTTAAGAGCGCAGAGCGCGGGAATATTATCTACCCCTGGTATTGAATAGCCTGTTCCAACCTGAGACCACGTGGACCCATTCCATCGATATACGCGCAGGGATTCAAGAGCTCCATCAATAAACGCGACGTCGGTCGCGTTAAGCGCGCAAAGCGCAGGGAAACTGATCCCTGGTATTGAATAGCCTGTTCCAACCTGAGACCACGTGGACCCATTCCATCGATATACCCGGAGGGATTCAAGAGTTCCATCAATAAACGCGACGTCGGTCGCGTTAAGCGCGCAGAGCGCGGGAATATTATCTATCCCTGGTATTGAATAGCCTGTTCCAACCTGAGACCACGTGGACCCATTCCATCGATATACCCGGAGGGATTCAAGAGCTCCATCAATAAACGCGACGTCGGTCGCGTTAAGCGCGCAGAGCGCGGCTCCTATAACCCCGGTTATCGTAAGGGCTGTTCCGACTTCCGTCCATGTTGCCCCATTCCATCGATATACGCGCAGGGATTCAAGAGTAAAATAGGCGACGTCGGTCGCGTTAAGCGCACAAAGAGGTCCATGCGCGCCACTTGCTATCGTAAGACCTGTTCCGACCTGAGACCACGTGGACCCATTCCATCGATATACCCGGAGAATTCCTGCCACGCTATCAATAAACGCGACGTCGGTCGCGTTAAGCGCGCAGAGCGCGGGGAAACTGATCCCTGGTATAGAAAGGCCAACGCCGACCTGGGCCGTCATGCCATAGACCGGCCCGTTTATAAGAGGCCATCCGTCTGGGCCAAAAAGACCAACGTCATTTGAGGAATCCCAAACCTTCGCCCCGCCATGTGCCTTTAATCCACCGTCGGCGCCGTATACCGCGAGTGCGTGAGGTGTGCCGGTTTCGCTTTTCTGCTGGCTATCAACCGCGTCGTCGCCGTTGAGATATCTTATCTTCTGGTCAACGGTGAGAACCGTGTCATCATATCGCGGATTCTCAATAGTCGCTTTTAGGTACTCTCCTGCATAATGAGCGGCGCGTCCTATATAAAGCACGCTCGTTGCCAACGTGAATACCGCACTGCCGGACGCTACCTGAACACCGTTTACCGTCACTGCATAGGTCGTCGGAGCAAAATCAATGCTAACTGTGTACTCCGTGTTAGGTGATACCGCATATGCAAGATGTTCATCTTCTGAACCTTCAACTAGAAGGTCGCCATTATATATACTTGCCGACAATCCAGCGTTAGGTGAATATGTTCTGTTACTTAAAATACGTTGACGGGTAGTCACGTCGGAGCCAGTGGTTAAAATAAAACTTAAGGTTCCGGTTATTCCAGTTACCGGATTGTTTGCTTCGAGCCAATGTGCGCCATTAAAAGATAGCGCTAATCCTCGCTTGCCTTTGACGGGAAGGACACCATGGATTTTGAATATATTACAACAAGATGTATCATACAGAGGCGTGTCGTAAAGGCCAGACCCGAGATATGTGCCTTCTTGCGATATCTCAAGCGTGTCGCCTGCCGTAGCACCATCAAAGGTGTCTATAAAAAGCTGGCCGGTTGCTGAACCTATTGCATAGCCATCTATAAACGTCCAAACGCCTGCGGTGGTTGATACAAGACCAATTATAGGGAATGAAGAGCCGTCATTTACTTTTAAGTAAACGGTTGTTGCCCGTGATGTTCTGATTCTTATTCTGGCTATATTTCCATTAAGAACTGAGAAACTTCGTGATCCGCCGTATAACGCCGACGACGATGCCGTTATTTTCAACACGTTTGCGGACACTGACAGGGAAGAATTGTTTCCCGACCAGCTATCAGTTGTTGCAAAATTAGGGATGTATTCGATGCCCGCCGCGTTGTCAGGGATCATTGGCACGCCGTCGCCATTGATCTGCATGACGCGGGAGAGATCGGAGAGAGCGGTAAATTCTTCGTTCGACCAAAGGAATCGCCAATTTGTTCCCGTATCAGTTACGGGATTATTGTTTACGTTCGGAGCTCCGTCCGTACCGGTTTTGGAAATATATATTTTTCCGTTCGATCCGAGCACGACTGATCCATTCGCATAGTAGTTTTCCGTCGCAAGCCACTCGGGGACGCCCGCCTGCATCCCATAGGCAATTTGTCGGGCGAAAAGATAGTAAAGGGCATTCATATCCTGAATTCTTGGAGGCTGTGAGGCATTCGCGGTCGATCCGTAAAGTCCACGCAAGAACGTCTCAAGGGACTGGATGAGCGCGGGGTCCTTCGACGTTGCCGCGGCGCCTTCGGAGTCCGATCCAAAAACGCCAAATTCCGTTGTCGCTCCGGACGAGCCAAATATTTCCTGTTTTACTCTGATAAGTTTTGCCATGTTTTTCTTGCTCCTTTCCTATTATATAGCAACCACAAAAACCCCAACGCCTGCGGGGCTCGGGAGAACGTTCATTTCTCGAGCGATCGTAAATATACGCACGTCAGCCAAAGGAACGTAATATGTTAATTCCATATTCGCCTCTTCCTCGACGTACACCGTACCTGAAAAAAAGTATAAAAGGAAGTCGTCGATATCTTTTAATGATCCCGTCGAATTATTTTTTATAATCCGAAGGTTTATAAACTTTCGAAGTTCTGAATCGGTAAGCGCGTAATCAGATTGCTTTCCTTCCTCATATGTTCGAAACTGTACATCGGGAATTGCATCACCATATTTTATATACCCATTAAATAAAAATGGCGAAGTATCGCCATAAAGGACAAATCCAAAATATTGTCTATAAAAAAACGTTCCGGGGACATATCGCGAGGCGCCGACGTATAGTGATAAAATATCAAGCTGCGGTCCGACCGCAGTCGAAAGGTTATACCCGTTTCGAACGTCGTCGATAATATCGAAAACCATTAACGCTTTGATAAATTCCTCGACCATTGCTTCGGCTTTCGGTTTTTGCCGATACTGCAAAATGAGAAGGTTTTTATAATATTCGATCAGATTAGCGTTTTCTGCCATGCCTTTACACCGTTATCGTTATGCGTGACACGTCCAAAATAAACTTGCTTTGGATCGTTGCTGCGTTTAATATCTCGACCCACGTCGACCCATTCAAGGAAATTCCCGCAAGCGTTATGCGATACAAAGGATTCATTTGTTTTAGAAAACAAACGATTTCATCCGACGTTGCATCCTCGCCAATCAAGTAGGTGATATTCTCGACCAGCTGCGCTTTCAGATAATCCTCGTCGATCGATCCACCCGAAGGGACTGAAATAGTAAACCGAATATACAAAGGGACGTTTATCGGTCGGTCGAATTTGACCTGCACGGTGCGGCCGTTTGTGCGTGTTACCGTCTTCGTTATGGATCCGTATGTACCGCACCCGACAGACCGTTTTGCATAAATCGCGGCCGCGATTTCGTCTTCGTCTCCATTCTCTATTACAACCCAAATTGAGTGAGCTGGAATACCGTAGGAGTCAACTGCCCCGGTTGTGTTTTCCTCAACATTGCAAGCGGACACTCCATTCAAGGCTGATATTGCGGATTCAATGGAATCTGTATACCCCACAGAATGACCGGCGATTGATTTCTTGCGCCTGATTCGCAAAGCTGCGTCCGATTCTTCATCGACTCCCTGTGTCGTTACTCCCGCAGTGTTTCCAATCGCCGTCACACCGGCGATTGCGGTCGCTGGTGTCGTTATCGTGTTGACTGCGACCAGTACCGCCCCGATATCTTTCGCTCGGAAAGAAAGAGAATGTGTTCCCGCTGAAATAATCGTCGTCTCTAGTAAAACAAACTGCGTACCCGCATCGTCTTTAACCGTGTAAACTCCTGAAGGAATTTCTATCGTATCAGCAAGTGCGTCAAGACCGGAAAGTGTTACTGTCCGGTCAACCGTTACGTTAACTGGCGTGATAGTAAACGTCGCTCCTCGACGTTGGATACCGTTAATCGCAACGCGTTGATCAAGGACCGTTCCCTGGGCCTGCTCAGGATCAAAAGAGGAATGCACGTCCCGAAGCACCTCACGGAGATCGATTCCCGCCTGGGCTACTAGGCCGATTAACTGGCCATCGGGGGAGTCCGACTCTACCGATATATCGTCGCCGTAAATGCTTTTTAATCCGTCAGAAAGCTCCGTCGTCAATTCTGGGAGCGTTTTTAATGTCAATCCGTTCTGATCAAGAATATCGCTCATGCTGTTAGCTCCAATTCATACCAAACAAATCCAAAGTCGATTATAACGGTATCGGTTTCCTGATTCACGAACTTGAAATAAAGCGGTTTGGAGTTGTCAAGGATTTTTGCGAAACCCGTTCCTGCTGATCCGCCTCCTGCAGCCTGATTGGTCGTTTTTGATCCAGTACTATACTCGCGAACCCGATAAGGCCCTCCCGTCGGCGTAACTCCTGTTTTTACCGTAGTCAGGGCAACGTTACTTGAAAGCGCGTTGAGGTTGTTCGGCGTCATTAAGACCGTTCCCCCCGTCGAGGAATCTGCTCCGTAGGTGTCAATAAACACGTTACCGCCATTTGATATCGCCTTGAATGGGAGTGAAAAAACTAGTTTTCCAACCGCTTTCGTGACGTCAAATTCAAGGTAAAGCGTTTGTCCGGAGGTCAAGGATATGCGGCGCTGAACTTCAAAAGCCATTCCTCGAACGATATAGTCATTCTCGTAATCGGTCGTCAAAACGGCGTCTTTTGAAAAAGAAGACATCGTGAGAAGGGCTACGTTCATTGCTGATTTTCCAGTCGAGTCTTTGACTTCCATCGTGTCTTTTTGGAGCTCGTCGAAAATCATACAACCTCCGTTACCGTTAAAAGACCGAAAACCGTCGCCACCGTTGCCGTGATCGTCGCGCGCCGGTCCGCTGTGTCTAGTGTACTCGTATAGGACGAAATCCGCAAGACGCCCTCGGTTTGCAAAATGACTCTTTTTATGTCAATGTCGAGGTATTGCTTCATTCCTATATCAAGAAAATTTTGCCAGTCAACGCCGTCGTCCATTGCGAAAAAGCAGTCGTTTTTCCATGATTTTAGTCGGGTTGCAATATTCTGCTTCAATGCGTTTTTTTCGGTGACGTAAGATTGCAGTCCCCGACCGAATTGCCAATCCCCGTTGATGTCTAGCGCGCGCGTTTTCATATTACCCTCCCGTCTTTACAGTTGTCGTTTTCGCTGCGGAAATGTCGATGCTCATTGGCGATATCGGAGGACTTGTCGGGCTTCCTGATACCGCGCTGGTATGAACGTGCAAATTCAGGTCTGTTTTGAACGTCTGCAACGCCGAATCAAGCTCCGCGTGAGTAACAAAGGCTTTAGAATTACCGTTTAATTCAATCCCGTCAGGGTTGATTACCCTAGTTTTCGTCCCGTCCATATCCCGGACTGACGTCTTTGGGTTGATACCAACAATGGCAATCCCGTCGGAAAGATCGTGTTTCCTCGAGGATGCGGGGTCGGCCTGGTTTGCCGTACTCCACCAAGTATCAATATCCCGGTCATTGAAAAGAACGATACAATAATCCCCGACGGCTATTGGCATATCGATATACGCCCCTCCGCCCTGCAGCACGAAATAAGGCACGTCAACCAAAAGTGGAATTGCCGCGCTCGTTCCGTCCTGTGCAGGCCTTCGTATCTGCAGCGTTACTTCGACGGTTTGCTCGGCCTTGGTTACTTTCTCAATTTTTCCAATTTGAATACAATGAAAGGTGGAAAAAATATCGGCCTTTTGTGCGTCGAGGACCGCCCGCGTATCCGCAGGAAGTATTTGTTCTGCTTTCAATTTTCTTCCCCCTTAATCTCCAAAAGCGGCTCGCTTCCAATAAAAAGGGAAACCGTCGTCGCCGCGTCACCGGCTTCTGATTGAGAAAAAACAGCCGAATGCTTTACCCCGAATATTTTATACTGACCGTTATACTTTTCGCTCATCGATCTGACCTCGGCAATCCTTCCGACTTTAAGTTCGGGTGAAAAGATTCTTTCGACCTCGAGATATCCATCGCGACGTTTTGGCGTCGTTTTATTATCTTCTGCCGAAAGAACAAAAACCTCTCCTGACATTACTTCGTTATCGGCCAAAACATATAATTTTTCGCCCGATATAAAAGCCTGCCCGTCACTCATTTTTTGTATTTCGTCGTAAGGGTTTCCTATTACCACCCTACCGCGCGCGGGCGATGCTTTCTCTGCAGGGCTTCCAAGAACCCCCGATAAAAGCTGCGGCATACTTTTTACGCTGCGGGAAATCACGTCTTTAAGGTTCATGTCTTTTGTAAACGTTTCTGACATAAACCCGTTTTGCACCTGGTAGGCACCGTCATAGCATTCTAGTTTGGTAATCCATTCGGTACCCTGTTTGTAAGAATAACCCTCTTGAATGTTTCCACGGAAAATCTCGATTAAGGCATTCCCATAACCGGCCAAAATAATTATCTGCCAATAATCAACCGGTGTAAACTTGTCTTTTCCGAGTCGCGCGCGCGTGTTTGGTGCAAGATTGGTGATCGTTACAGACGCATTTGAAAGTGAAGAACCTTTTACCGATTGTTCGACCTCGAGGGAGCAAGTGATCGGTGGCGCTATGGTTATCGCGTAGCCGTTTGGGGTGGTAATTCTTATTTCATAATTGCGTATGAATTTCACGGGACCGAATATCCTTCGATAATCATGTTTTCTACGTCAACGCATTCCGAATGCGAAAGAATATAGATCGAAACGCGGCCAGAAACGAAATCATTGATTAAAAACGGCTCGAGGTTATCAGAGACCGTTACCGTAAGACCAAAGGGTAGTGTATTGATGTTCCGTTTCAAAATGTTCATTCCGCGGACGACTTTTATCCCGTTGGCAATGAATCCCTCGTATTCAATATCCATATACCAGGATTGCGTCCGTGGAGAGAATCGCAGCGTGAAATAAACCGTTTTACGTTTGTCAGGATCAGGGATATTAAAACTTTGGAAAGGCGAGGCCCGCAAGCCAGTTATTTGTGTCATGGCGGCAATATTCCCCCTGCATCAGCCAACGCCAACGCCGTGGTGTTAAACTGTTTTCCGTTCTTTCCTGCTACTTTACCAATTTCGTCTTTTGACGCATTTTGCGCCGCGATCGCTGATTTGTAGTTTCCTTCGTCGAAAGTAGTTGTTTCAACGTCGGTAAACCTCATTTCCTGTAGCGTGACGGAAAAATCGGTAAAATCATTTGACGACTCATCTTGTCGGGCAACTACCTGGGAAATTAAGAATCGCCGGTGAAAATTCCATGGCGTTAAAACGTATACCCTTTGGTGCGTCTTTTGCAAGGCCATTATCTCGAAATAGGCCTGTTGCTGTTTGGTCAAAGTTGCTTCGTTTCCTTTGAAAAAATCGATTATATTCGACGCGCGCTTTGCGATCGCTTTCGCTTGGTTCGCGACGTAGGCCGCCTGCTGGGCAACCTGTGCGGCCTTTTGGGTATATCCTTGCGTAAATGGTCCTAGATATGCGTTGACCGTCGAAAGCCGAGACGCAGCTTCCGAAAGCGCCCCCTCGATTCCTTGCGGCTTTCGATAAACCAGTTCACCTACAAACCCAGTTAAAGTTATTTCGTCAGGTTCATTAATTGCGTGATCGCTTATTACCGATCCGTTTTCGGTGTAATGCTTCGAAATACTTACCTTTGACGTCAACGTCTCTCCGGTGGGGATATCGAAAACCCATCCCGAGATTCCCTTTCGTCCAGAAACCATTAAAATGGCCTGTGACTTTTCATCCAGGTAATCCTTTGCCTCAGAAGAAAGATTGACGTCGTTTTGTTCTTTCTGCTTGATTAGTGAAAAACTCATTTTTCGGCCTTCCTCTTGGCGCTCATATCAAAGGCCTTCTGTTGCTCGCGCCTGATATAATCGGAAACGGCTTGTCCTGTTGCCGTCGGGTCGGTCGCGCCCTGAACGGTAATTACCGCGCTGGTCGTTACGTTTGTTACGGCTCCGGACGATTGTTCGGCCGCGGCTGCGGCTTTATTTCCTGTCCAATCGGTGTTTTTTACCTGTTCCCAAAGGTTTCCCCATTGCTCGCCGTATTCCTGAAAAAATCCTTTTTCTTTAATTCCCTTCATACTTGCGTTGAAATCTTCCATCGAAAGGCCTCGATTTATAATTTCAAGTGCGTGCGCGATTACGGTCAAAACGTCTCCGAAAAGTCCCCACTTGCGGGTCATTTCGTCGAGCTTTGAAAAATCTCCGGAGAAAACCGAGCCTATGGCCGTTATGAGTAATTGTACTATCTCAAGTAAATCGTCAAAAACTTTTTTGAATTCCGGCATTCCTTTCAAAAACCTTCCAACCAAGCTATCCTCTCCGCGAGAATAGGCCGCAATATCTTCAAGTGCAATAAAAAGAAGTGCTATGGCGGCAACGGGAAGCATTATTGCAGAGTTTAATATAAAAAAAGCTACTGCCAAGCCCATTAAAACCGTCTTCCAACCAACGGTGCTTTTAATTGTTTTGTCTATAAGTCCAAGCACCCGCGTTATCGTTTGTATGATTTGTTGAATCCAACGCGCAAGATTGGCTCCGTGATTCCTGGTAAACTCTGCGATCTTGTCGGAAACCATTTTTATCGCCGGCGCCAAGGCTGTGACAAATTTAGCCGTCAAGAAATTTATCGCGTTTTTTACCGTCTCGACGGACGCTCTTGCTTTGTTCATTGACTCAATATTTTCCGAAGGTATAACAAAAGCGTTCTTCGCCATTTCGTCAAATTGTTCGTTCGTGAGTTCAAGAGTTTTTACGAGGTCATTGGAGATACCAAACTGCCCCGCAATATTCCGGCGCATGGATTGAGAAAGCCCTTGAGTTTTCGTCCGTATCGCTTCCAGCACCTTGAACGGATCGGAACGCGAATCAATGCCCAAGAGCTGATACCCCGATATGTTTCCCTGCCCGAGCCGTATTTTTGCTTGATTGGAGGATATCGCCCGTATGCTTTCGGCGACCGTTGCCCCGGCCCCGGAGACTTGCTGCGCAACGGCCTTCCATTTTTGCATTTCCTCGACCGATTCTCCGGTGTCGTCGGCGAATTTCTGCATGGTGAGAGACTGATTGAATTGATCGTTGACGGCTTTGACGGCGGCGGAGAGCGAGAGGGTTCCCGCGATAGCGCCGACAAGTGCGGTTTTCATGCCGCCAATCGATTTGTTGAAGGCTTCGGCGGGGCCGGTATCGGCTTTCAGGCCAATATGAGCGAATAATTCAAGAATATTCATACGGCCTCCATAGAAGAATAATACAGGGGGATTGCACTTTTTACAAGCGGGGCTATTGACGGGAATTAAAATAGGGTATAGAATTAAATTACCCTGAGGGGTAAAGGACGGGATTTATGGGTTGTGACATTCATGCTCACGTAGAAATTCGTTGTAACGGAAAATGGGAACATTATGCGGTTCCGAACATTGATCGATGGTATCATCTTTTCGGAATTATGGCCGGTGTTCGGGTAGACGTAAAACCAATCGTAGAGCCTAAGGGTGTTCCCGATGACATGTCGGTAATCACTCAGCTCGACTGGGAACGATGGGTCTGTGACGCCCATACTGCGTCATGGTTTAACGAGGAAGAAATTGACGCTCTTCAAAACTGGCTTAATGAAAAGAAAAAAGAAGCGGACGCCAAAGACGAAAAATACGCATGGAATCAATATGATCTTGAAAGCGGCGTTTTGAATGGAACGTATATGTTCGGTAACGGACTGACTTCTTTCAAACATTACCATGATACTGATTATATACCGAAATCCTGTGACTCCGTTCGGCTCATTTTCTGGTTCGATAATTAAATAAAAAACCCGGCGCGGGTAGGAGTGATAGCACCCCGCGCCGAGCCGGGTCAGAAAACCCTTCTATTCTTTTTTGTTTATTTCATATTCGACGCTATCATATTCGCTCAAGAAAACGTCATACGAAAGAACATTTAAGACGTCGTCAACCGGGGCGCGTTTGACGGCTCCTGGGTCTCCGCCATAGTATCCAGCCTTCGCAATTCGCAAGGCAATAAGATCCACGTCGTCAACGTTTATTTCCGTGTCAGGCCTTTTCCGAGAATCGCCCCGAGGTCCCCGAACGACGAAACGAGGCCTTTGATAAAAGGGCCGCAATTTGCCTTTATTACCTCAACCATTATCGGGTAATAGAGTTCACGATTCTCTAGCTTGTCAAAAAAGTCAATATTGATCGGGTCGCGCGTCGATTCGACGTAGCATTTTTTTGCGCACGCCAAAGCCGCCGATTCTACTTCATCCGAGCAAACGGGCCCTAAAAGCAAATTTAGAATCGTCGTCGCGATCCCTCCTGCCCCGGAAATATCAACCGATGAAACATCAATGTTCCCGGAAGCGTCTTTTTTGATAACGTCGGAGGACACCCCGGCAAGGTCGAGTTTTTGTCCCTTCAAAGATCGCCCTAGGGCTTTCTGCAGCGCAAGGGCGTCCCTGAATTCCGCGAGCTCGATATGAATTTCCACTCCTGAAATTTTCATATCTTACCCCAGTACCCGGTCGGCATTCGAGAAGACGATCACGTAAATGGAAATAGCCTGTTCGGTATCTCCCTCGACGTTTTCTTTTCCGCCCGGCATTTTCTGGATGACGCCACCGCCGAGGGTATACACCTCGTTCGTGATGTTTCCCGCGCCGTCGCCCGATCGTTTGATGAACTCGCCCGAAATCAGGATGAACGCGGCGGGGTCATTGATATATTCCTGCATCCTGGACGCGAGGTACTTGTCATCCGCCGATCCGCGAATGACGCGCACCGTGACGTTGACCTGCTTTCCGGTCGCATTGTACGCGTAAATCGCGTTTCCGTTCTTGCCCTGCTTCATCTCGACGAGATTGTTCGGTGCCTCGATATTGACGACATCCCCGGTCCCGAAATCGGTCAGCATTCGGGTGTCAAGGATGGTCGTATCTTTTCCGGTCAGTGCTACGCTCATGTCTTTTTCCTTCCCCCGCCGTTATTGGCGGGGCCTTTTGGTTTTTTAGGCTTCAACCATCACGCTTACATCAGCCGAGTGAATCGCGCCCGAGTCCTTACACGCTATGTACGTGGCCGGAGCCTTGCGCGCGTTCCTGTCCGTCTGCGACTGGCTCGAGATCGGCATCGAGTAAATGTAGTACCCGAAACCCGCAATGTTTCTCATGTGGTCTTCCGGCTTCCCGAACGTGGTCGAACTGAGCCACGTACCCGGCGCAAACACGCCGGCATCGACGAACTGCTTGCAGACTTTCCGGTATGCTCCCTTGAGTCCATTCATGCCTTCCTCAGTCTGCGGGATCTTGGTATTGGTCGTGGTCAGGAAATTGAATCCAGCGATGGTCAGCCGGAGCTTGAACGCCAGCCTGGAATAAATCTGATCAAAGAACTGATTCGCTCCGGAGGTAAAGACTTTCGGAACGCCAAAGTCTCCGTAGAAATCCACACCGGCATTCTTGCAGTCGGTCAAGACGGTCTGCGTCATGCCGGGATCAGCAACCATTCCGACGATCTCTTTTCCGTGCATCGTGTGGGCGGTATTGAATCCCGAGAAGTCAATCGAGAGTCCGCGCCCCGCGTAACCCGCGGCGAAATCGAAGGCGTCATCGGCGGACGAAGAATAAAACAGGCACCGGGTATGCGTGAGTCCTGCGCCCAAAATGGTCGTAAAGATTCCCTTGATATCGCCCACGGTCGGCGATCCGACGATCCAGAGTTTATCCATCGTCTGTATGGTTTTCGCGGTTTCCAAGAAGAGCGCGTCCGCGGGCTTATCGGTAGAGATAATTCCGAAGAACGGAACAAGAGCCGAAGCGCGGAGTATCGCGTCCTTGAGTCGTTCGGTTCCCGTCGCCGCACCGGTCGCGCTTCCGGCCAGCTTCAAGGCGGGAGCGATATCGGTCGCGGCCGCCGAGCCGACAGTCAGGGCGGACGTTGCGCCGGCGGTATCGGATTTCAGGGTAATCAGCGCCGCCGTGAGCTCTCCGGTCACTTCGATAATCGCCCCGGCCGTTTCGAGCGCGTAGGGATTGAGCGAAGCGGTCGCCGTCAAGAGCGACGTACTATTGATTGCCCCGATGGTAATATCCGCGTCAGCTCCGCCGTCAATCGCCAAACTTATCTTGTAGTCGGTTCCCGTCAGGTCCGTAAGGTCGACCGGTCCCGTGCCAAGAATAGTCGCTGCGGCTGCCGGGGCCGATGCTTTCCGGGGAATAATTACGAGGTATCCGCCCGCGCTCATAATGCTCGGGGATTGGCTGAAAACAGAAACGGCGATTCGATAGGCGTCGGAGTTCGATCCGAAGTCCTGGGCGACGCCATCGGGACCGGTATAAATCCCATAATCCCCATAATTAGAAGGGATCGGGACCTCGTCGGCGAAAAACGCGAGGGCGGAGGTGTTTACGTCCGCGAGCCCGCGCAAGGCCGCCAAAAGGGTGACCTGTACAAAATTGGAAATAGCAAGTTTCCCTGACATTATTTAGCCTCCGCATTAATTGTCGGGGCGGGAAATTTGTCGATCATTTCCGCCGCGACGGTTTTCCGTTCAATATTTGATATGATAACCGGGATTCGGTATCGGCGCAAGGCGCTCGATCCTTCAATGGCCGAAAGGTCCAAGGTTGGCCCGGCGACGAAAATCGAGCAGTTATTGTCCTCCGCAGAGCGGATCGCTATTTGCGATCGCAAAGCCATTGGAATTTCATTCTTTCGGTCCGTCGCTTCCTGGCCAAATCCGCAGAACTCCACGGCAAACCGCTCGTGGGTTGTTGTGCTCATGGTCTCCGTTTTTGCAACGGGATCGCGTTTTGAATTGATTCCAACGAAACCAGCCGACCCGTCGTATTCTATCAAAACATATGGCGCACCGTCTTTTGGTGCGTCGAATTTTTCGTTTTTCAAGATCACGCGCGCCGAGGGGATACCTGTAAATGACGCGATTATGGTACCCAAAACCTGCCCGCATTGCGTTATTGTCATGGCTCGACGGCCTCCCAAATTGCGTACAGTGTAACCGCCGCCGTTCCAATCGTCAACGCGTCGGCAGGGTCGTAACCAGTGCCCGTTCCGTCAGCCGCCGTGTTCCACTCGACGAACGTCGATCCCTCAAGAGCCATTCTGCAAGGCGCTATCACCGCCTCGCCCCCGGTCATATACGCGAATTTACCCGGAGGATTGCCAACCGTCGCGCCGTTAGCCAAATAGGTCACGGGATACATGGTTTTCACTCCCGTGACGTTTTCCGTCGCGAGGTAGCGCCGGTATCCGGCTTCCTTCCAGTTCTGTATTGAGTCGATGAGGTAGACGATACCGTCAACGACGATCTGGCAATCAACCGTGAGCGGCCGGGACGATGCCTTGACCAGCACGTCGAACCATTTCCACGCCCTTTGATCTTCCGGGAGCCGTCGGACTTCCTCGGGGCGCAAGGGCGCGACCATGATATCCATCGTCACGATTTCCGCCGTCTGCATGGTCAGGAAGTTTTCGACTGTTTTCGTTATGATCCACACCTCGCGGCGCTTGGTCCAGCCGCGAAAGGCGTTTTCTACTCGGGGAATGCTCATCTATCCACCTCATACGTTACCGATTTTCTCAAAAGCCCCGAGTCAATCAAGGGAGCGTCGCTTCCCTTCCGAGCGACGGTCGAATCCGCGTCCGGCGGCCACGTCCCGAATCCGCCCGTATCGAATGCTTCCTGTATTTTCGCCTGTCCCGCGATTCCGATATCCTCAAAAATCGCCTTGATGTCGCCCACTTCGATATGCTCTCGCGCGTGACCTTCAGCGTATTTCGCAATGTCGCCCTGTTTCGCTTCAAGTGGCATCCGAATAAACGAACGCTTTGGCGGACGATTCGGGACGGAAACCGATCCGAATTCGTTATATGCCCCGTACTCCGCGACGGATTGGCCGTCAGTCGTCTTCGCGTCCTTGAACACGCCGATGTCGACGGAGTGCGGTTCCTTGAGGCTCTTGATGAGATTTTCGAGCTGGGAAAAGTCGCCCGTGATCTCGGATTGCCCGTCGCGGAATGAAAAACTCACCAAAACGCCCGCGCGTAGAGTACGGCAACGCCCACGGCGAACGCGATGGACGCAAGAAACCCCACGCGATACGCGATGAGCTCGCGATTCTTTTTCTTGAGAATCGCGGCCATTTCATCCGTCCAGTACAACTGCCCGGCCTCTCGATAGCCTTTGCGGGCGGCTTTCGCCTGTTTTTTGTTCATAAATTACTTACTCCCAAAGCGAAAAGCCCCAAAGAACAAACCGCCGCTATTAAAACATAAACTTTAATTTTCACGGCATCGTCCCCCCTTCAACCGAAAATATCGCGCCGTCAAGGTACGGTTTAGACAGAATAAGATATTTCTGCCCGTAATAGGTCGTCGCGTAGAACGCGAATTCCCCCTGTTTCATCCAGTCGGGAATATCCACCGATTCGGAAACCCCGTCCGCCGAGCGGGACGTCTGCAGGAGCCGCGACTGTCCGCCCGAGTCCGCCGCGTCCACGTCGGTAGTCAGGAAGTGCGCCGTCAGGTAATGCTCGGCGAGCGTTCCCACTTCCGGGCGGTCGGTAGGATATAAAGAAAAATTAAAAACCGCGTCTTTCTCGGCGATCGCGTTCGTTATGTCCGCGTCCATGATATCGGGCACGGCAGCGCCAAACGTGAAATTCCGGGCGAACTGGGTTTTGAATGACGCGAGGGTTACGGTGCCCATTATTCTGCCTTGTCACTCTTGGGAGGGCGCCCGGCCTTCTTGGCGGGTACGGTGTCGGTATCCGGCGTGTTCCCTTGATTTTCCCGAGCCTTTATCGCCGCCTCCCGCTCATCCAGAGCCTTCTCGCGCGCGTCCAGATTGGCTTCCCTGTCCCTTATCGACTGTTCCCGCCGCTTAATGTCGTCGATGGACGGGCCCGCGACGCCGGTCGTCGTCAGGTCTTTGGGATACGCCGCGACCATGCGAAGCCCGTAGACTTCCTCGACCTGTACGGATTCCTGCGGTTCAAGTCGGATCTCTACACCCTCCGAGTTCTTGAGCGGCCACGTGCGCTTGCCTTTATTCCAGATGGTTATTGCATTCATTTCGTTAGTCTCCTTTTATTGCGTTATAATGGTAATTATACCATAAATTAAAAAAATCACAAGTCCCCGACAGCGCCGACCGCTTCCACGGAAAACTCGAAGGGATATTCCTTTTCGTGCTTCCTTGCCAGTTCCTCGGGGATAATCACCTCGGCCCCGCCCCGAAACACTCCGGGAATCTCTTCAAAATACCACTCGCGG